TAACAATTTGTCTGCCTGTAAAAAAATTATAATTAACAAATTGTTCAAACAACGGATTAATACCTTGTGGCATAGGATTCAATCTAAAATTACCGCCAAGTATTTTTGCTAGTTGTAAAGCTGTATCGCTATATGGTTGTTGTTTGTTAATAATTGCTATGGCTGTTCTTTCTGCCATAGAAGCTATAGATCCTATTTCCCAAATTTTAGGCATTCTCCAATGATAAAAATACTGATTTAAATCACCAGTAGCGGCATCGTAACCATAAGCTTGAGTTGTACTAGCTACAGGAAAACCTCCGTTTTTTAATAAGTATTCAATTCCTCTTGCAGTAGGAATAAAAAAATGCCAATTTGTATCTTTGTCCCAATCTTCTAATTGATTATATAAAGGATTGAAACTGTTTAACACCCCTAATGTTGCAGAAACACCTGCAAGTACACCTGTTTTTATAGCAACAGATTTTCTATTAGGGCTTTTTGCAAATCCTCTGTAAACCCTATCAAGACCTAAAATAGCAGGTCTTAAAAACATAGCACTTTCGTTTAAATAATTTAGTGCCGCTCCCAATCTAGTATTGTAAGAACCTCTCATACCAAAATCAACTAAGTTATCTTTTCCAAGAGCTACTGCTTCTGTAAGGTCTTTTGACTTTGCTAATCTATTACTAGCTACTTGTATTCTTGCGGCTTTTTCTATTGAAGATCCTAATTCTTCTAACATTCTAAAAAATTTTATAGGTGAAGTAGCTATGTTTTTTACATTAATTCCTTTTTTATCATAAAAAGGTTTCATCTTTTGTATAAACAAGCCTTCATTGACATAGTAATTGCCCATGTCAAGACCATTTACCATAAAATCTTGATAGTTTTGATCTTTTTTAATTCTTGATATTAAACCTTTTGCACCATCTCTAAAAGGAACGTAGCCATCAGTTACCATAGAAGCAAACACTTCTCCTCTAAACATATTGGCTGTCATAAAATCAAAAGACAATGTAATTGCTGACTGACCTATTCTTTTTATAGGTCTTAAAATATTTATAATAACCCCATCTATAGGTGCTTTTGGTTTTAGTTGAGATAAAGAGTCAAACAATAAAGGATCAGAAACCTCATAGTATTTAAGTTCGCCTTTTTGCATTACAGGCATAACTTTATCAATACCTTTTGGTCGTCTCTCAATGGTTAATAAATTTGCAAAATCACCCATTGTGTCAAAAGCCATGTCAAGACTCATAACAAAATTACCAATATCTACTTTGCCTTCACCCCCAAGTTCCATGAGGTTATCAAAACTTTCTAAAACTTTGCTTTTAATATCTTTTGTTAAAACTCTAGCTTTACCAATAGAAGGTGGCAAAGGTTTCATTACAACATATCGCTCAGAACCTCTTAATTGATTTTCTTTAACAGTTTGTAAAACATCTAGTTTGATTCTGTTTTCAATCGCATTCTCAATAAACATTTGGGCATTACCCACTATGTTTTCGACAACTCCTTTTAAATTAGACGTACCACCTGTAATTGATTTAACACCTGTGTATTCATTTATACCGCCTTGAAACTTTGTGCTTTGTGTCGTTTCTCTACCAACTCTGTAAAACGGCACATAAAATGCTCTTGTTTGGAAGTTTTTTATATCTTCTTTTGTAAATAATTCTCCATATACTCTAGCAAATTCAATAATTCCATTGTTCCAATTTTGATATTCTTGAAAAGCTTTATCAAATCTAGCCTTGTCTTTACCAGCTAACGCAATACCTGATTCAATTTCTTTATCTGTAAATAGTTTTTCTTTTCCTCTAGCTTTTAATTCTTTAGCAGACAAACTAACAATATATATTGCCCAATCTTCTAATCTATCAGCTATTGGTTTTATTATTTGTTCTAAACTTTTTTTATTAGTATTGGTTCTAACAATCCTATTACCTTTTGCGTCTGTTCGCACTTCAGGCATACCTTCAGACAAAGCCGCATTTAATACTGACCTACCATTTCTTAATGCAGATGCTCTTTTGTAAACAGGTGTATTTATGTTTCCTAAGTTTGTTTCAAATCTTTGTAATCCTGTAAGATTGTCTATAAACTCTTGTCTAAACCTAGCACCTCTAGGAGCAAGAGTAGAATCTATTGCTGGCACAACACCTATTTTAGATTTAATTCTATTTATATTTCCTTGCTTCCAATAAGAACTAAATTTCTTTTGAGCATTTAACATAGCTTTTTTTAAGCTTTGTTGTTTACCTTCTACCTTAGTTACAAAACCATCATTTTTTAATGTAGAATCAAACCACTGGTAAAATGTAGGTGCATATTTTTGAGCCAATTCTTGTTTGTTTAAGTATAGCTTTATAAAATCAGCAAAACCTTCTTGAGGATTAAGATAGTCATATCCCATGCTCTTTAATTCTTCTTTCATTACAGGATCGCTAAAATATTTTTTTGTTATTTCAGGAAATCTTCCATTAATCCAGTGACCTATTTCATGCGCTCCAGTGTTTAAATCGTATGGAAACTTTGTCCTTACTTGTTCAGTAGGTGGCACATAAAACCCAAGTGTTGTTTTTCCTCCAACCCTACCGCTTCTTATAGGAACTCCAATGTCTCCCAAAAACTCTTGTAGTATTTTTTGCCTAGAAATAGGCTCTCTTTTTGTTTTATTTAAAATCTCTTTTGCGGCATTAAATACACTTTTTGGATTACCAAAATCGTGACTAGTAATCTCACCTATAGCAGATCCATACTCTTCTTTTATTTTTAAATAACTCCCATCAGGTTTAGGTCTGTATTTTCCCTGATATCCAAAAGTATCTCTAAAATCAGCCATTGTTGGTTCTAAATTTTTATTTTTTGAACCTTGATTTCTAATTTCGTTAATGTTGCTTATGTAATTAGGTTGTTCCCCTTGTGTTATTTTTTCACTAATTCTGTTGTTTAAATTTTGTTTAAGGTCTAACTTTTCTTTTAATGACAAAGGTTTGTTAGGATCTATTAATTGATCAACAACATAGTCTGTTACTTTTAGTTTGGTATCTTCTATGTATGGTTCAATTTTTTGTTGAATTTCTTTATTTATATATTCGTTTTTTACTTGATTAACTTGTTCGTTAGTTAGAGGAATCTCTCCTTTTTCTTGTTCTTTTATAATAGCATCTACAGCTTTTGCACTATCGCTATTATTGTTAATAATTTCATCTTTTATTTTTTGCTCTGTTATTACTTTATCTATTTTTTTAGATTCATTTTTAAATATAGTTTTAGCAGAAGGTGTATGTCCTTTAGCTATAGTATTTGCTAGTATTATATGTGATACTTCTTCTATATGTTCTTTAATATCATTTGCTTTAATAGTGTTACTGTTAAATATATTTTTTTGTAGTTCTTCAAAACCTTCTTCGCCTAATGTTTCTTTAATTACTTCTTCAGTAGTTTGACCACCAATAGCTATTGCTCCAACTATAGGAGCAAAAGTAACATCTAAAGCTGTTTCTCCTACCCACCAAGCATCTTTAAATAAAGTTAAACCAATGTAATTACCTAGATCTTTTGTTAATTGTTTAACACTCCCTGCGTCTTTATACATTTGAGGAATATCTATTATTCCGCTTTCTGTAACAGGAACTATTGTAGAATATTTTTGTCCATCTTTTTCGTGATAATATAACTGTTTGTTATTTCCACTAATAGAATTTGATAATTCTAACAACTCTTGGTTTGTTGGTGACTGACCATCTGTAAAAAGTTTTTTAATATCTTTTATAGGTTCGGTAAGTATGTTTTTAATAGCGCTATTATCTACTTTTTCTAACTCAGATAATGGTTGACCAAATATTTCAGGTTCTACTCTATTAACTATAGGTTCATTTTGAACTAAAGTTAAACCTTCAGGAATTTCATTATTAAATAATGTTAATCCTTCAGGAACTTTATTATCAACTAATGTTAAGCCTTTTGGAACATCTACCATTGAAAATCCTAGTATGGTGTTCCATCTGCATAAACAAATTGATCGCCAATTTGATAAACTTTTCTATTATTTTTATCTGTATAAACATTAGTTGCCTTAGAAATATCTATAGTAACATTTTCTTTTTTATCTTCTTTTAAATCTTCTTTGTCACCACCACCTGCATTTTCGTCCATATCTGCTATATCAAAACCAAATTGTTCTAAAATACTAAGCTTTTGTTTTAATTTTATTAATTGATTTTGTTTTTCTGATAGTTCGTATTTTTCATCACCTTCTGAATTAGCTATTTGAACAGCTATATTATCAATTATTTCAGTTAACGAATCATTCATATTTAATTTTTTACCTAAAGATTTGTAAGCATTGTTTTCAGAGGCAGTTCTTTGATCTACTGGTATTGCATCAATTCTGTTAAATTCGTTTATGTTTCTTTCAAACTCAGTCAATTTAGCAGGAGCGGTATTTTTTAATACACTTGCAAAAGCACCTATCTCTTTAATATCTAATAAATCTCTTTGAGTTTGCCTATCATTTGCATATCTCATTGCGTTACCAATAGCTGATCCTGTATTTGTTGGAGTAGGTGAATACCCTGATTGTGCTAATAAACCTGAAGCCATATCCATACCACGAGGAGATTGAACAAAATCTAATAAACCTTTAGGATTATTAGGTTGTAATCGGTTCATTACTTTTTGACCTAAATAGTCTTGGATCATTTGGTTATAATTTAACAAAGTCATTACGCAAACCCTCCTAACAGACCACCGCCTAACATATATGCCATTGGATTTGCCGCTCCCATCATACCAGCTAATTGACCACCAGCCATAGCGCCACCAAGCAATCCTGCTCCTGTATTTCTAAAGTAAGGTTGTGTTTGTAATGTATTCATTGGTACGTTAGCACCTAATGCACCAAGATATTGATTTAATTTAATGTAAGGTTTTTGTTGTTCGTAATCAAACCTAGCTATCGCATCTTGTAATTTTGTTTGCTCAATAGATTCTCTTGCATCACCAACTTGTTGTAATCTTGCAATATCGTTGTAATCCATTTCACCAAGTTGAGGAGCAGTATTCATTGTGTTAGCCATTAACTGTCTTTCACGATTATATTGATCGCCATAGACCTGATTAGCTAAGTTGCCTAATGAGTCTGCTAATATTTCTTGATTAGCACCTGATCCAAACCTACCTGCTCTTGTAAACTGTGAATTAACTTTTGTGCTAATATCATCAGCCATTTGATTAAATAAATTTTGCGTATAAGGATTGGTTGTTGGTGATAAATAATCACCTGATAAAATTTTAGCCGCTTCTGTTTGTGATTGGTTTAATAATGGATTACCTGCCATTGCCCTATTAGTAGCTAATGCTAATGCCGCATTTGTTTCCGCAGGGGTATCAACATAAGTATTGTTAGGAAAATAACTAGGTAATGCTGACTGATATAAATCCTGTGCCGCATCAATAGCCTCTGTATAGTATGGTCTGATAAAATCAGATGGTTCTGCTGATGTGGTTGTTGTTACGTTAGTTGGATTACTGCCTTTACTCATTTTATTTCCTTACTTAATATTATTGCTTTCATTTGATATCCTTTTAACTTTCTTACCCAGCCTTTTCGTCCAGCGACCTCAAGGTGAGTACATTCATTTTGCTTTGCAAACTTTTCTATTTTCTCTTGTATTCTTTCTAACCAGTTATCTAGGTTTGTACCTCCAGCTAAAAAATATCTTAATATCTTAGCTTTTGGGTATTGTGCTATTTCTGTGACAACAGCACTTTCTGTTTTATTATCATTCCAACTTATAAATAGTTGCATACGTTCATTAGACAGTCCGTACAAAATATCTTTAATAGTATATGTTTCGTCTAATGCTTTTTCTAATAATGGAGCTACTTGACTCCAAATAAATTCAACATCTTCGCTAGGAACTCTAGTTACTACGTTATCCAATGATAACATATTTAAATGTTCTTGTGCTTGATCCCGATCCATGATTTAAAGTAGCACTTCCATCTCCAATGTTTGTAAAATGAACATGAGCATTCGCTGCATTACTTGTCGTTGGCATTAATAATATAACACTATTTCCACCAATTCTAGCATCACTTAAAGTTGTTGTTGTACTAGAGTTAGTTAAAGTAATTTCACCTGTGCTATTTAATTTACCATTGATCGTATTATTCAATGATGTCGAAACTAATCTTAAATGTTGTGCAGTATCAGGTATAGATAAAGGTACTATAGGAAATGAATTATCTGCCATTATCTTTTACCTTCAGGCTTAGCTTCTATATCTACTCCTGATAACGTATTAAAGTTTCCTGTCACATTAACTCTGAGTCTATGATATCTTGCTGTAGATCTCAAGGGAACAGATCCGTCTGTATTGTTTGATACAGCAGTCCCTACTGTTATACTGTTTAATTGTGAATCTCTTTTAATAGGAGTCACTGTAACTGTTGTGTTAGCAGTGCCATCAACAATCGGTCTAGAATTAATTAATGTTGACCTTCTACCTTCTGCTCCTTCAAACTCTGTCGTATCAACTGTAGCTGACAAACTTGTAGCAATAAATTTACCAAATAAATGAGAAGAGTTAAATCCTGCAAGACCAACAACACCTTCTCCATAATAGTAAGAGTCAAGAGATCTTGTTAGGTTATCTAGATTCCCAAGTACATCTAAACTTTCTAAAGTGTTAAATGCCTCTTGTGATGCACTAGCTATAAACTCTAGATCTTGTCCTGAACCTGTACTCCATTTATCTACTGAGTAATTATAAATTAATAATTTGTTGTTTGTTGTTCCAGTAGCACCTGATCCTCTGTAAGACCATACTGCTATAGAGTTGTTAGGATCTATCGCTGAACAAATACCATCTAAGTTTGATGATAGATCTTCAAAAAAGAAATTATCTACTCTACCATTACCAATCGGTGTAAGTTGTTGACCACCTGATAACTTGTAAAAACCATCTTGCGCTAAGAAAAAAATATCACTACCAAAAGAACAAACAGATCTAGGAGCAAATGCACCTACGTTGTCTGCTATTTTGTTAAATGTAAATATAAGCGGAGTACCTACATACTCCATTCTATAAATAGCTTTTTCAAAAAATATAATTCCAAAAGACTCACCACCAACTATTGCTTGTAAGTTACCATGCGTACCCACAATATCTTGAAAGCCTGATTGTGTTGTTTGGCTAGGAGTCCATGTTGAACTGTCGTTTAGTCCTGACCATTTAACTCGTTGGTTGTATGTTGTAGAACTTTCTGTTGTATATCCAGCTACAACAAAGTCTCTAATAACAGCAATGTATTTTGCTTTTAATGATACAAGATCTGAAAATAAACTATCTGTTCCTTGATTAAACTTTTGTATATTGTCTGCACCATTAGTTGCAATGATGTTAGTTCCAAACTGTGTAAATGCCCAAAAGTCTCTAGCATTAGATGTTGTCGAGTTATTATAACCACCTGACTTAGATTTATTTACAAAGTCTCCGTTGCTATCCATTTGGAATAACCTTGTAGCATTACCACAATAGTTAGTTACACCATCGCTTAGAAACGCAGAGTATAATCCTACTGCGTCTAGTGGTGCAGATGATCCTTCTCTTGTTAAAGGTGTTGTAGTTAAACTTTGAAAACCAGCTAATGCTCTGTAGCCTTTTCGCAAAGGTACAACATTATCTACTTTTAATGCACCTGTATTTTGATATGCAGGTAGATCAGCTTGTAAATCGCCAAATTCAATCATCTATGCCACCTGCGTTGCTGACATTTGTAATGGTGAAGATGTTGTTGATCCTTTAGATGATGACTCGTTAGCATTTTTTATTGCCTCTTTATACAAAACTCCCCATGTATTTATTCTTTCGTCTTGCATTAAGAAAGGTGCTGACTCTGCCAATGCACCATATAAATACAACTCAGGGTAGTTTGTTAGAATATCGTTTGTTGCAACACTATCTGATAATGCAGTAATTTTTTTATAATGATTTATTTGCAATGTTTGTGCAGAATCAGGTTGCCTACCTAATAAAATTTTTGTTCCCACTATAGTAAAATATGTTGGTGAACCTGATGTCTGTGAAGAATTATATTTGTTATAGAAATCTGAGTTTGCCATAAACTTTAATGTTATAAAAGGATCGCTCTGATATATTACAGTTATTGCTTCTAAATACCCAGTAGGAAGATCATAGCTTTGTGTTCCTGCAACTGTAGTAGTAGAAGTATTTAATTCTACCATTTCTCTAACTCGCAACTCTCTATTTAATCTGCTTTCAGCTAGTGTAATAAAATCTCCTAAATATGCAGTTAGATCGTCTCTATTAAGATAAGATGCTATTGTTGTTTTGAGATTAGAGTATGTAGTTATTGCCATTATAAATTACCTGTATATATTCTAAAGTGTTTGTTATCACTATCATTTAACCATCTAAAAAATCTAGTTTT